TTCATGGTGCCACCCACACCCGCAACGTCTCCTATTGATGACGGCTTGCCTGTGACAAACTGCCGGTTAAAATCGTAGGAGGGTTGGGTGGCAGGCACCTATGTGCTTGACCCGGCCTCGATCATCTTGACCCCCTGAAGGGTTGGGTCGATCGGGTCGATGAACACTGGAGTGTATTCTAGGAAAATTCTACCAACCACATTACTCGCTGAGAAATCGTCATCCATATCGGCAATGACAACGATTCGACCAATTGCACGGTCATTCTTTTCCTCATTTGAGAGAGGGCTCAGATCTTTTGTGTAGTCGTAGGCTCGGTATTTTGGGCAAGCTAGCGTGAATTTGTCCCAAGGTGCGCCCCGCACTGCTCCCCTGATCGAGGTTAGTGACTGGAACGAGGTCGGGGTATCGTCCTTGAAATCCGACAGGAACGCCATCGAGATTGTCCCGTTTGTTGACGTCGACACCCTCGGTTCGTACCACACCTTGAGGTTTTGCATTCCCCACCGCTGGTAAGAGGGGGCTATCCCCCCGAACCACGGGATCTCTTTGGGGTGTAAAACGAATTCTTGGGCCTTGTCGGTGGTTTTCTTTACTGGGATCACCATCTCTTGACGCCGCACCGGGGAGGAAGTAACTGTCGACCGCACTGCCCGTTGAGTAGGGGCTACGATAAGCTGGATGTTGTTTCGTTTCGTCCCCCCGCTTCGCTTGGCGGTAATCGCCTTCGCCGCTTGCTTGTTCTTCTGTTTCGCCGGCATTTCTGATAATGACAGTAGCTGAATAAAAATTAAAATTAATTGTTGTAGGAATTTTGAAAGTGGTGTGTATTGGATCCCGCCACCACTAGCGGGACTGTACATCGTGTTGTACAAGCTGTGTCTAGCTTGCGGAGCCGTGCAGTCTCTCGGCATTTTGTTTAGCACAGACGTCACTCGATAGGGCAGACACGCCCCGAGATCAGCCTATCCCCGAAGGGCCGGAAGTATTAAGCCTTGTGGCACCGGTTTGGTCCATTGTTCAACACGACCCAATGCTTTGTTAACCCAGTGTGCTCTGGGGTTCGGTATTGTGTGCTCCGCAGCCTGTGGAACTAACACTCCAGGTAATCGTGATCCCAAACGGGATACGACATTCCTACATCCTGGGGTGGTGTGTAAGAGGGGGTGGTTTGTGAGTAGTGTTTTTCGAGTTCGATCTGCATGTCCGGAGGTATTCCAAAAGCCTTCCAGAAAGAAAACCTTGCCATGTCAGTAATGGGCAGGTCCCTCCTGTGCATCCCGTGGGATTGCCAATATAGCCCTCCGTCCTCAGCAGTGATTTTCCGGGGAGCTCTTCCTTTTCCAGCACGTACAAATGCCTTGTAGAAAGAGTCATAAATTGGAATGCCGCCCGCCAGAGACGTGCCCGACATCCCAACCCCTTTGATCCAGCTCTCAAACCCCTTGACGCTATGCCAAGGTTTCAGTGACACACAGTCTTTTGCAAGTGCCGTCCTGGGGTCGCGGACCATAGTCCACGAATTCCCATCAAACACAGGTTGCGACTGACAGAATACGACTTCCTCAAGCTCGTACACTGGGTCTTCAACTACCATTGTGAAGCCCATATCCCTGAACCACTCTTTGAGTCCTGTGGAGAAAGAAACCAAATCTTTACGATGGATGAACAACACACAGTCATCCCCGTTATTAGCGAGACGATAACGGATGTTCTTTCCCTCACAGTAGGCCATACACATGGATGACGCCAAGATACAATTACCAAGCCCGGTGTTTATCACGCCTGAGAGGCGGGTGCCTTCAACATCATACTTGACAGTGCCTTCAGCTGTTCGGCCAAAAGCACTGGTGTTCAGTTGTTTACTAAGCAACCACTCCAAACGTCTTCTATCCAACGGACTCTTGAGCAACGGGGGGTAAAACGTGTGTTCGAACCTTAACGCTTCAACCCCAACATGCTGATCGAATCTTGATGCATCCAATCCTATAGCCACACAGTCTCCTGTGCCTCCCATCTCCTCCCAATGCTGCGCAAGGCACGATCCAACCTGTGATGCATTCTTACCTTTCATCACAACTTGGTGCCCTGCCTCTGCAGCGATCGCCTCTAGTATCGGGTGTTCCATCGGCTTCACGAACCGACCCGTTTCTAGGTTTGCTTCCGGACTCATTGGCGATACGATCCGTGGTACTGCGCCTGGCTTAAGTGTTCTCTCGGTCTTTGTGAAAATACTGACC